TATCGTCCGCTATACTTGCGCACTACTATTGCTTCTTCCTCAAGGTTCATCATTTCAAGACCGCCAACTTGCTGTGTAACATAGGTTTGATAACGGTACCCGTATTCCCCCAAGTAATCGCCATCTCCGTCACATACCATTCATCCGATCCATTGTACTCCTCGCCCAAGGTGGTGCCCAGGTAAGGCAGTTCGGTTCCAGCGGGTAAGGAGATAAGCTTGTTGGCATACCCTATTTCTCCGCTGAATTGCGGTGTTAACCTTATGTTGGTACCATACAACAGTTTAATGGTGTTACCTGGTGGGATTATTTGGGCGTAATCCAACAAAGCTTCTAGGTTCCCATTGAATCGATTAAGGTCGATTGCTAGGGATTCAGCACCAAATTCCTTCCCATCTCCCTGATTGGTGTACTGGTGGAACGTCCAGTCAGGGTAGGTAGCTGGGTATCCTGGCTCCAGCACATTCCAATGGGCTATCCACAAATCGGAGTAGTTGGCCCAATTCGTATTAGAAAGGTGGCTGCGGTAGAACCCAGGGTTTGTGTATAGGATGGGGTTTCGTCCTCTAACATCGATTACACGGTTGATAAAGGTAAGCAACCTAGATTCGAAACCTGGTGTATTGGGTATTTCTTCGACGTCGACTGCTACCGGTAGCTCCAACTTGCCGAATTCTGCTTCCGCTTCTCCTACCAAGGCTAGGAACCAATTGGCTTGGTTTAAGGGATTCAAATCAGCCTTGAAATAGTGGTATGCGCTGGTTAGCAGCCCAGCAGCCTTGGCTCCTTCGATATTTTGGAGGAATTTTGGGTCTTCCCAGCTGTAGCCTTCGGTAGCCTTAACAAAAGTGAATTCCGCTCCTGCTTCTTTGGTTTTGGCCCAGCGGATGTTTCCTTGCCACCTAGACACATCTACTCCAACCACACGATCCACGATTGGTGGGTTAGGTTCCGGCTCTTCGGGAGGTTGTGGGAGCCAATTTTGGGCCGCAAAGGTAGCTATGGTGTTGAGGTTTGGCTGGTACAGCTGGAAGCTTTTCCAGGATCCACTTTCTCCTGGTCTGGTATCGAATAGGTTAGGGGAAAGGCACCGATGGCCGTTGGTCGCATTCCACATAGCCCAGCGATTCATGAAGTATTTGATGGTATTTAGGTATTCGCTGATTCGCCCATCGTGTACATAAGGCAAAAGCCAACCATCGTCAGGATTAAGGCCGATATTTGGCCATTGGCCGTTGTAGCCTATTGCTCCTGCTTCCGTTATGGCCCAATGCACTCGGAGCCCATTGGCTAGGAATCGCTTATCCATCTCGGTCCATCGTCCGCTGTAGTATTTCCAGTCCCCATCATAGCCACCAGCTATGGTATGATTTCTGACTGGCCAATAGCTGTGGTAACCGATTCGGGGGATTCGGTTCTGGGATAGATCGGTCCAGAAGGCTACCCTTTCGGCCACAGCTAAATCGCAGTCGTTGCCTACTGGGATATTGCCAAGGCATAGATTAACACCTAGCTCTGGCCAAAATTGTTCGTACCAGACATCCAATGCGGCTAATGCCCACCCTCGCCACACCATATGTTCCTCTGGGGTTTGGCTGGCGAACCAAGCATATTCGTTGAAATCTTCGACGTAATCGGTCTGCCGGTGCGGTACTCCTGCGGTGCTGCCGTTGATAAAGGTACCATCGATAAAGGTGTTGAAGAAGTTGGTCGCAGCGATTCGGCTCTTTTGGTAGCTCTCGCCTGGTACCTGGTTGGCAACGTAATGGCGCAGGATGGTTACGATATTAGGGTTTATAGATTTGGCTTCCGACAGCTGTTGGACGTTGTCTACTGCCTTGATGGAATAGTTAGCCGGTAGCATTGCTACTGCTTCTGGCCAATTTTGGGTTGGGGTTGGTCCTCTAAAATGGAACATCGCTATCTCCTTGGATGTATAGGTAGTCGGTTTCCTCTACTGGGTATCCGAATAGTTCTTTCATCGGTTTGCGCAGCTGTTCGTCTGCGTCGGCTAGCATTATGTTGACTGCCTTGATCCGCTCCTCGAAGATAGCGATGGTTTTGGTCCATTCAGCTATTTGGTGGGTGTCTGGCCAAGGTATTTTGGTCAAAGGATATTGGCGGATAAAGGTTAGCATTTCCTTGCTGGTAGCTAGGATGCTAAGTGGTGTGCCATTAGTCTTCTTCATCGGTCGTCTCCATTATCAGCTGGTCGCCTAAAGGTTTGAACCGGTATGCCTTCAGCCAACGACCATGCTCATATAGGTGCTGGTCCTTTACCTGGCATCCCAGGTTCTGGATTAGCACTGCTTCCATCGCTCTAATATGGCTGCTCAACCCTCTGCTATCCTTCCAGCGGAATGGCCTCCTTAGTTTGAGCGCATGGTTGCTAAGTATAGCATAAAGTTCATTTGTCGTATGCCATTTCCCTGCCTCCTCTGGATAGGTTTCTACCCACTCTTGTATAATGGGGTATGCGCTGAATTCGCTCTGGGCTAGTGCTAGCTGTTGTGCGCTGCCTAGTACCGCTAACCCTTTCTTAAGGGTATCCCCATTTACTACATCGCTGTGCCTTAACCTTTCGCAGAACTGAGCGAAGTCGGCCATGCGTAAAGTAACAGCCAAGGCCACATCTTTGGTTTCTTGCAAGGTCTTTACTACCTGGTTAAGCTTGAGTAGCATATCTCCCCACATACCGTGGATATCCTGTTTCATCCTTTGTTCATATACCCTTTGGGGAATGAAACTTACAAGCTTGTCCATGTTTACGGTAAGCAACCTTTGGAATATGGTGTCCTTGCTGAAAGGCATATTAACAGCGGTAAGGACCACGAAACAGTCTGGCTTTATCCGGTACAATGCGTTGGTTTTGTATAGCTCCCGAATCTCTATCATGGAGCCGGTAGCAATCCGGTCTAGCCCATTGATAAGCCAACGTGCCCTGGTTTGTTCTAAGTTATCCAAGCAGAATATTCTGTGGTTAGCTATAACCGTGCGCCAAAAATCTGGTTTATCCTCTTCTATGCTTAACACATTTTCTTCTACCCCTTCCAGCATCTGTACGATACGTTTGGCCGCAGTCGTCTTACCGCTGCCACTATCCCCTAACATGGTAAGGATAGGTCTAGTAGGTAGCTCTTCTCGGAAGAATGTACTGAGTATCCAGGCTTTGAGCAGTTCTGCTTGTTGCTCTCCGGGAATAGGGGTATGGGTGCCGCTGGCGAAATTGATATCGTCTACCAGCCTAGACCAGACATCCACTGGGTGGTCGAAATTGGGTGTAGGTATTCGGTGCCATTCGGTAGTAGCAAACAGAATACCTTTCTCACCATTGCTTTCCTCAGAGATGGTTTCCCCATCTAACCTCCACACACGAGAGTCGCCAAGGTTTACCAACAAATCGTGGCCATCCCAATAGCTACCTTTGTACACATCGATCATTATGGCCTCCATCCTAGCCTTCATCTCTATTATGGTAGCTATGTGCCTTCCAAATGCTTCGGATACATTAATGCGGAATAGCCGGTAAAGGGTGGCTTCCCACCTAACCGAACGAAGGTTTACTGTTACCCTATTCTGTACATCATACCAATAGAATTCGTCGCCTGGGGTGCGCAGTATTAACCCTATCTCTGGGTCAGTTAGGTGGGACCAGATTAGTGCGCTGGCTCGTTCTTCCTTCTTCCAAACTGGTCCTTTGGCAAACCTTATCTTTTCTATGCGTTTGGCGGTATCCGGCGCAGCCAATTCGGCTACCAATTGTACCACTGCTGTCATAGCTGGAGCCGGTAGTATATCTGCGAGACGTTGGTACCCAGCTATCTGCTCCCCTTTTCGGTGTTTTGCGAAAGTTTCTGTTACTGCTTGTAATCTATTATCAATTTCTGGGTCGTCTCTGTAGGTACAGATCCGAGTTATTAGGTCTTCGGCTTGTTCCTCAGTCCAATTGCTGCTGGCTAGGTATCCCGCTATGAACAAGGCTAGGTTATGTCGCTCTCCTGATATCCATTCCCCAGCCAATACATAAGCCAGTTTGTCTAACTTATCTCCTTCAGCCCCATCTAAGGACAGCATAGCTGGGTCTACTCGTAGGAGTAGCATTTCCTCTGGGGGTAAGCTTGGGCCGTCTTCCCAGCCATTCCCCATATCTACGAACCGGCTCCATTCGTTGCTAAGGATATGTTGGCCTAAAGGTAGTTTGAGTAGATTTCCTACCTTCTGTCGGGTACCATCTTGGGATAAACTTACCTCAGCTTGTTTGGGGTAGCACTCTACATGCGAATGTCCTTTACGAGAAACTTTGGGGAGGTTGTGTTTATCCCTTATGTATTCGGAGAATGCTTTGGCCTTGCTAGCTGGCATTGGTTCTTCTAAGAATAGCAGTACGTGGTACCCCTTACCTCCGCTAAACTCAACCACATAGGGTAAATGTTGGATCTCATTAGTTATGGTTACAGTTATGCGTCTGGCTTCTTTAAGGTTATCGGCTGCATCTATATCCCACCCCAACCAACGCACAGAGTTATTTTTTGAATCAACCGGATATGCTCCTAGGATAGTCTCTCCGTTCAAATGCTGCGTTATCAGCTCTTTGGTTATTGGGCCTTCTTGCGGTTCATACCAAGCAGTTCTACCATCAGACCTCCGCTTCCCCACAGCGTGGTAAGGGTTTCCCCCGAATATGTCTAACAGTAGTTCGGCTACACTATCAGTCCCCATAGTTTGTGTCCTTGGTGTAATTTTCTAGGCTACCATAGGATAGTCCAACCCTAGCATCGTTAAACCAGGGTATGTTAAACAGGTCTGGCAGCAACATTATCTCCTGCTTAACTGTAACCACCTGCTCCACAAACTCCGCCTTAACCTCCGAAATAATCTCGTCGTGTACCAAGCTGATAATACGACCATCTACCTTGGGGTTATCTTCAAACCAACGATCTACCCGTAAAGCAGCTATGCTTAAGATATCGGCACAGCCACCTTGAATCATAGCATTGGCACCACGGTACATGAATTGTTCGGCTTCTTCCCACCAGTACCTACCAGACCAATACCTCAGGTTAAGATTTTGCTTACACTGGTCTACTGTACCGAACAACCATGGTCTAATCCTAGGGAATGTAGACCAATATTGCTCTGTTATTTCCCTAGCTCGTTGTGGAGTAAGGTTAAGTTTGAATTGTAAGCTACCGGTAGTCATCCCATAGATTAGTCCAAACGAAATAGTCTTGCTCCACTCCCTGTGTACTTTATCTCTAACTCCCCAAACAGCCTCAGCTATGTCTGCGTGTACATCTCTACCAGAGGCAAGGCTATCCAACATAAATGGGTCTCCGGATAAAATACCAAACATCCGCATCTCCATCTGCCTCCAATCTACTGCAATAAATCGGTATCCTGCTCTGGCAATGAAGGCATTCCGTAGGTTGTACTCTTCCGTTCGCTCTGTGCCTCCGGTGTATACCCCTTGGGTGAATCTGTTCCGGGTAAAGCTTGGAACATTTTGGATATTGGGCTTACTGCTGCTTAATCTACCTGTTCTGGTACCGGTTAGATTGAAGGTAGTATGTACCGCTCCATTCTTATCCTGTTCGGTAGTCCATTGGGTTAGGGTGGACATCAACTTTGCGGTTTCTCGTATGGTGCTTACCAATTCCCCTAAAGGGTGCTTGGCCTTCTCCATCAAGATAAAGGTACTGGTCATGGTGCTGTTGTACTTACCCGTATCTGCGAACCGGCTACGATCTACCCCATCAGCATCAGCAAACGGATTGATGGGTCTGCTAATCCCCATGTCGTCGTATAGTGCTTTGCTTAACTGTTTATGGCTGCGCCAATTGAACTTGTACCCTACTGAATCGTACAGTTCTCGCTCTAACCCAGATAGGTGCTTCTGTAATTCCCCTTTGGCTTCTACGATAAACCCAGTATCTAACAAAATACCCCTTTCTTCTATCTTCCATAGAAGTTTAAGGTACTCCATATCCTTAAAGAACAGGTCTTCCAGCCCCATTTCTTCTATCCTGGGCCATAAGGTTTCTGCTAGCTGGTAGGTCACCAGGGTATCGTTGATGGCATAGTCTGCCACCACCTCTAGAGGCCATTCGTGAATTTTCTTCCTCTTGGGTGCTTCCGTTACATGGTGGCGTTTGCTATCTGTCCCCAAGAATACCTTCTCACAATCAGCTAATGCTTTCCTAAACCGGCTATCTATTAGGTGTACCATTACAGTGGTATCTAAGATGCGGTATGGCTCAGGATCTAACCGCATAAAGTGTAGGTCAAACTTGATGTTATGGTTCAATAGGGTGGTGGTTGGGGGTAGCTCCCGAATAGCCTTAAAGGTTTCTTCCCTGTCTTTGTTAGTTAAAGTAGGGATGTATGCTGCTATATCCTCCTCTGGGCAGTGGACAGCTACCCCTATTATCTCGTCTACCCACCAGCGCAGTCCGGTAGTTTCGGTATCCAATACCGTAGTCTTACCGTGGCAGCGTTTCAGGATTTTCGGCTCTGCTAGGTGCGTCATGTTTTATCCCTTTAACTTCTATCGGTGGGGGCAGTACCTCTACCCTTACCGGATTCGCTGTATGGTACCAGCAGGGGAACCATTGGGGAAATTCGTACCCACATTCCATACACCGGAGGTCTTCGGTACTGCCCCACGTTATATCCAGGCTATTACACCTTGGGCATATAACCGATATCAATTTAGGCCTCCTAGGAACAAGCCAGCTAACCAGGCAGCAACTTCGTCTTCGGTTTGAGGTAAGTGGATATCTAGATCGGTGGGGTCTGGGTCGGAATCCGGTTTGGCTACCCCTACATGGAAGGATACTCCTGTACATTCCATATCACCAAATCTAACTGCTGTTTCTAGAGCTACCCCTAGCAATCTGGCTGCAATGTTATGGGTACCCTCAGGTATGGTTATGTGGGTATGCATAATGAAACAGTAGGTTTCGTCTTCCTTATTGTTTCCTTCCCGGTTCATCAACCTTAACAAATCTTCGGTCTTCATCCTATTCCCTCCTTTGCTTTCTATAGGGGTGTCTGGGTCGTTAGCTTGCATATGTTCCAGCTGTTGCCGGTAGTCTTCTTCGTCCATCTTAGTTCTCGAATTTGCTGCTTTTCCAAACCCGATTGTCTTCTTGTGCCCAAGCCAAGGGGCAGTGGCCTTCCACCCTTTCCCACCCTTGGTAGGTACACATGTGGGGGTGGTCGCCATTGGGTCTGGTCTTTTCGCAGCTAACCTTTATGAACGGTTCTAGCCAAGGGATTTCAGCCACTAGCACATCCTTCATCCTCCTGAACAGAAACACAATTTCAGGATAGAACATATGGCACGCACGGTATGCGTAGGTAGCCAGGAATACACTGATAGGATATGCGGCTACGATATAGGTTTCCGTTGCTATAGGCAATACGGTACGAGCGTCTTGGTAAGGGTAGTCCTCCAGTACCAAATCTTCGTAAGCTTGCATGGCTTGTTGTACACTTTCTACCCACCAACCTTGGACCACAGATCCTGAGTCGGCTATGTACTCAGGCATTCGTAGGTTAGCTCCGGTCATATTGGTATGCCGCATACTTTGCTGGGCGAAGCTTGCTTTGCGAGTGCGTACCAATTCATGGGTTAAACCACGACTAACACCAGATATCTCAAACACTACTGTTGCCCATTCAAGGCACTGATTTAACCCTCCCGAAAATGCTTCTGCTACCACTTCAGGATCGTAACTATCCTCCCTAATATCGCTGCCCCTGGTAGCCAGTACTGCTTTGTATACCATACGGTTAAATGCTTCTCGGTCGTATGGTCCCCATAGCAATCTTACTTCTATGTTATCGTATCCCCAATCGATACGATACTGGCTCAATGGGCTGTCGTGTTCCCCGTTTGGGTCTAGACTTCGTCTAATCATATTGCTCATTTGGGTTTTTCCTCCGATACCGGTAACACCGGGAATGGGGCATTGAAGCCACCTAGGATATTGTCATCTTGTAACATAGCTGCGGTAATGCCAGCATAATTGGCGATATCGGTAAGGGTATCACCAATGGCTTCTCGGTCTGGTTGTTTGCCTTGGCCAGCGGTATTAACTACCAAGCTATGTAATCTCGCAGCATCTCCGACTAAGGTTATGGCTGCCCCAATGAACCCTCCTACCCGTATGGCGTCGCCATATTGGGCATTCCGTTCCTTAAAGGTTTCCATGCACCAGTCAAAGAATTCCTGCATCTGCTTTTCCCGAATCTGTTGTAGTTTCTTTAAGTCCATTGTAGTACCTCCTCTGCCCAGTCTAGATACTGGCTGAAATCTGTTACCATCTGGACTTGGGGCAGCCCATCTAACCCAGTATTGTATTGGTGTCGTCTAGCCAGTACCGGTAAACTGGCGTTGCTGGCTCGTTTGATCAAGTCTGGGTTATCTTCCAATAGCAGTACCGGATAGGTATGGGATAGAGCATAGGCTAGCAATACCCTTTCAGCTCCTCCTATATGTAGCTGTACAGGATTCAGCCCATAGCGGTGCAACCAGTTAAGGGTATCCAACCATATGTATTTGTATCTACCGGCAGGTCGTGCTGTGTAAACGACCAGAGAATAGCTTACCCTATCTCTCAGCTGCTGTAGAAAATCTATCCCATCTAGATAAGGTGGCAGCCAGCCATACCCTCCCTCAGCTTCGAATTCCTCTTTGAGGTCATAGTAGGTAGGATACGGCATGTTCATATCTGTATCGAACAATAGGCTGGCTGCCCTATCTACCTGGTCTTCTAGTAATCCGTGTTCTTCCCTAACCCAATCTAGGAATCCCTTGCGGTAATCCCCAAGGGTACCATCTATATCTGCTATAACTACTGGTTTGTTGGGGATAGGTTGGAAGTCCATCTGGTATTGCTCTTCTATCATTTTGGTCTTTTCCCCAATGTAGTAAAGCATATCGGTTAGGGTAAATCCGTTGTGCTCCCATAAGGATAGAACATATTTGGTTAGGTCTGATAGCTCTAGTCCAAGGTTTCTTCGATTAGCCAGAACAGGTTGGCGTCTGTGGGGTTTCCAATCCAGATTCTGTAAGGTTTCCCCGATCTCACTGGTTAATCCTAACAGATACTGTTTGTTCCAGTATGCCTGGGAATCAATTCCTTCCGGTGTTTGGGTATTCCTTACCCTTCGGTTGTATAGCTGTTGAGAATCCCAGAGACTCTGGAGTAGGTATCGTGGCTTAACTGAGTCGAATCCCATGTTGCGAACCTCCCAATTGGGTATATGTTACTGGCTATCTGTTTGGTCCAAAGTTGGGTTGTAGGTAGTAGGTTTCGCTGAATAGATGTCCAACCATTTGTGGTGTCTTCTATAGCCTTAACCTTCTCTGGATACTGTGTGTGGTAGTTTACTGGAAATTCTACATGGGCCATACCCCATAGGTAGCTAAACCTAACAAACGGAAGATCTTGGGTACCGTTGTAGTAGATCCAATTGGGAGAATCAGGCCAAGCAGGAGGTAATCCTTGTCGGTAAACTTTCGCCACCCAGTTATTAACGGTGTTGATCGATATACCGACTAGGTCCAAAAATCTCTCCCAAGTACCTCGCATTAATGGGCTTCGTAGGTTGTAGGTAGCTACCGGGAAACTTGGGGGTGGGTCATAATGGTACCGACTTTCGTAGCTAGGGAATCCGTGTAGGACCAAGTCATACAGTTCTAACAGTTCCTCAATCTCTTCGTCGCTTCCAAAAGTTTGGGAGCGGAAGGTAGCTCCGAGCCATAGGAAGGGTTGTACAATACTGTAGTCCCAAGTCCTATGTAGGGTTGGGTGTTTCGGGAAACTGGATCTTACATTCCCTTTCACAGTACCGTTGTATTGTCTAGCTATGTATGCTTTCTGGCTACCAGTAGCAAAAGTATACAGCATTTGAGACACAACGGTTCTTTCTTTTTGTACCGTTTCCGGTATCCAGTGAAGGTAGAAACTTCCTGCTGGAAAGTGCCCGTGCTGGTTAGCAGTTTGACTCAGTACGGTTATGTTCCTGAATCCCATGTCATAACATGCACGGGAAGCAAAGGCAGAACTGGGACCACTACCTAATATCGCTATCTTCAGCTTTTCGTTTAGCATTCTGCATCTCCTCTAATAGATTGTCTGCTATCTTCTTAAATGCATCTGGGGTTGTAATGGTGCGCTTCTTTAATTCCTCATTGAATAGGTAGAAACGCACCATGTTCAAAGCATCCGCTTCGTGCTGTGTATACCCTTTAGGCCTCTTCCACTTATTTGCCTTGATGAATGGTTTCCAAGTACCTGGACCAAACACGACAACAGTTAGATTAGGATCTTCTGTAGCCCAAGACTTGAATAGGTCTTCAAACCTTACAAACAAGGGGTAAACTTTATCGCTGCCTGGTTTGCGTCTAGCTGGCATTTCTAACACAATAGTAGTAGGTATCCCTTTGTACCTTTGGTACTGCGAGGACACCCATTGTATGGCTAGGTTGGGTTCACAAATGGTATCTTTCGCGACCACTGCCCGTACATCTCCTACCTGATGTATTACAGCCAAGCCACTGCTCTTACCGGGATCTATGCCTATTAGGATGCTTTCCATAACAACCCCTTAAACAGCTAAAATGGACGTTTCTTGGCTGAGGTCTTGGAAGGAACTACATCTCCTGGTAACCCTTTATCTGTGCGGACGTCTCCGGTTTCTTCGGCGGATACTCCGCTTACCTCAAAAGGGATTTCTTCCTGGATGGCCGTCTTGGAGCCACGGGTGCGCTTTGGTTTAGCATCTGGTAGTACCGTTTCAATTTCCGGTCGTTTCTTACCTTGGTACTCCCCATGCTTGATTTTAACACGGCAATATTTCCCCAGAAACTCTTCTCCGTGTACGGTTTCGCCTTCTGGGGTGCTAAACCCATCTAGCCATTCGTCCATCTTAAACCTAGCTTGTGGACTAAGGCTCACATTGTTCCAAAGGGTTTGGCCTTCCCAATCAGAGCCAGTTATTTCCAGCGTGAATGCCCAGTAAGGGTAACCACTACCTCCCATCTTCTCCTCAAAATCTACTACCCGCACTCGGTGTACACCTTCGGGTAGCATACTGCTGCGATCGGTCTTTACCGCTGTTGATTCGTATGTTTTTGGCATTATTCTTCCTCCGTTATCCCATCCCAGAACCGGTACAAATCGGCGTGGGTGGCATTTTCTATATTGGTAGGTAAGACCGCACTCCGGTCTTTGGTTACAAACTCCACAGCATCGAACGTCAAGATCCTAGCATTATTGCCTCCTTCTGCTTTGTAAAGGTACCCAACGATATCCATCATACGAGTTATGTTATTGGCCGTATGTTTCCCAATAAACTGTGGCTTCACCACATCTACTTCATACTGCTTTGGGGCCACCTGCGAGATGACCAGCAGATTAATAGGTAAGGATTTGAAGGCTCTAATCATTCGGTCGAAATCGTCTAGAGCCTTACCGTAGTCCGACATGCTAGGTAAGCTACCATAGCTCCGACGTATCTCCGGAAATTCCTCCAATACGGAATCCATCGCTAACCTTTGCGCTTCGTTTGCGCTGTCTATACAAACCGTTCGGTAAGCATGCTCTCCCCTTTGGAGGAAGTCGAATACATCCCCCAAAACATACCAGTCTTCTATCCTTACCCTATCTACGGGAATTCGGACGCTGGCCAATCCGTCGTCTATATCCAAAAATAGTACACTAGGCCAGGAACTGGCAAAGGTAGTTTTTCCGGCTCCGGATTCCCCATACACCAACATCCTTACCCTATCTGGGTCGAACCCACCACGCTGTAAACTATCGATTCTAAATATTGCTTCCTCCGCCATCAATCGCTCTCCTTTGCCATTTGGGCTAATACCGGTTCACCATCTCCGGTATCTTCTATGGCTAAACAAACATTATAAAATGGGCAATCCCAGGTACAATCCTTGGTAGCTGTACGGTATATGGGCCGATCTGGGTTATCTAACCAGCTGTGGATGTCAGATATCTGAGCTTGTAGCTCCATTGCGGTAGCTGTTAACCCTTCTGGGTTGCGATAAAGAAGTTTACGAACTACCGGCTCTCGTTGGGCTGTGGGTCCTCCTCCTACCCGTACGATATTATACATTACCCCTTGGGGGTCATAGCCTAGCAATTTTGCGGCTAACATATAGATACCAACCTGGGGGTCTAGATCTAGATGTCCTGTAGATACCCGTTTAAGGAATTTATGTTCCATCAACCAGACATGCCCAATCCGATTCTGTACTACCGCATCGATGTAACCTTTAAGTACATCGTCCCCAAAATGGATATGGAATTCCAGCTCTGGCTTAACCATAACCAAACCTTGGTCGTTAGTTTCACTCCAAGGAAAATATCTGCCCAGAGCCTCTACCAACTCTTCCCAAGCTTGCTCCTCCGGTTCCCCATACACGAAACCGTTGCGGATTAGCTCAGAGTCGTATTTCTCCCAGGCAGCTGCCATAGCCTTGTCGGCATCCCAGTTGGTGTGCCATTCAGCCATAGCAGCATGCCCAGCACTCCCCTTAACCATACCTATCCCACCAGGACCGGAGATACCGTCTATGTACTTCAGCTTAAACTTGTATCGGCAGCGACGCCAGGTTGATAATAGGGTATGGCTATAATTGTCTGTAACCATTTTCATCGCACACTCTCCTTCATGAATCGGTACCCTTCTTCTCTGCTATAGGTACCCAGCCATATGCTTTTGTTCTGGTGGCTCCTGCCCAGAATAATACCGGTAACAACACAAGCCACTACTCTACCCACTGGCAATACCGCATCCATCTCAGGATCAAATTTCTGTAGGTAAAGGTTATGGGCTATGGTTTTGGTTAACTGATTCGCAGTTTCGTAACCAGTAGTCAGGAACACAATCTCTTGGCAGAACGGTTTCAGTGCAGAGAAATCGTGGCTAGGCTCTACTACAAAAATGCGGTTAAATCGTGGGGATTCCATCTTCGGTCGCTCCTTTCCTAATTAGATCTGTGGTTAAGGCTAAACTTCCATCTTTGCGGTATTCAAGTACCTTATCTATGACGTGGTCTACAGTCCTTACACCTAGCCCATCCGGGTCAGTGGCCAACAGATGGATAATCAGGGGTCTTTGGGTAGTACCTATCCTTCTAACCCTATGGAGGCTTTGGTAGTAGTTGTCGCCTTCATAGTTCCGCTCCAAGTAAATGGCTGTTTGGGCAGCGGTAAGGGTAAGGCCAAACTTTCCTACCTTTGGGTGTGCTACCAAAACATCGGTCTTTAAGGTTTGGAACCGGTGTACGATGGCTTCCCTATCCTTCTGTGGGGTTTGGCCAGTTAATACCTCAACTGTGTAACCTCGTTCTGTTGCCAGGTTAGCTACCCCTTTCGCTGTAGCTATGAAGTTGGTCCAGATTATAGCCGGTTTGCCCACCCATTCTAGCATATCGATAGCAGCATCCCATTTGGCTGCCCTAGCCTTCCCACCTATAATACTTGGGGAGCTAGCAATTTGGATTAGCCTTGTTAGTTGGCTTAGGACGTTGGGGCTCAGCACTACATCCCCTTCAGGTAAGGCAGCCCAGAATTCGGTAGCCATCTGCATATAGGGTTTCCATTGGTCATGGTACAAAGGTATTTCGTAGGATTCGAATAGCCAGTCCGGCAGATCCAATACTTGGTCTTGGGTGCGGCAGAAGTATATGTCGGCCAAGTCTTGCTGTAACCTTTCCGGAGAACCGATACGATTGGCTACAATCTGCAAGCCCCAGCCGTTATCTACAACATGGCAATACTGTCTAGCAAATCGCCAATAGCTGCGAAACCGTTTCTGGTCTAAGATGTTAAACTGAGCCCACAAGTCGTCGTAGAACCGACTAGCAGGACTACCACTCAACTCCCAAACCCTATTTATACCCTTGGCCAATTGCTTGATGGCTTGCGTTCGTTTAGCCTTCCTATTCTTAACCAGAATGCTTTCGTCTACAATTAGAATATCCCAATCCATTTCCTCTATGGCTTCCAGGTTCCGAGCCACGGTTTCATAATTGGTTACCACCCAACGTGCTGGCTCTGGCCATTTATCTGGGGTACTATGGAATTGTACGCTATCCTCCCCTAACCATTTGCGTATTTCGTTCTGCCAGTTCCACACCAGCGTTAAAGGTGCCACAATAAGTATATGCTCGGAGCTAGGAGCGATGTCTGCCGCAAAAATGGAGCAAGCAGTCTTACCTAATCCTGGAGCCAAGGCTAGCATAGCCTTCGGAGAACCGTTTAAGAATTGTATGCTTTCCTTTTGAAAGGGGAACAGAATAGGATGTTTTTCTATTTCTGGAGGTAGCTCATCTTTCTCTAACAATTGGTCGAGCGCAGTCTGTACCGTATCGTCTACTTGCGTATCTGGCCATAGCCTTAGAAGAAGGTTTACATTCCCTAGGTTAAAATGGGTTACCCAAGTCCAGTTCTTTCTACTACCCCTCCACCAGCCATGTACTTTCAACTGCTGAGTAGGATAAACATATGGAATGAATTCCAGTCTACCCTGGTCATCTATGGTAAGCAACCCATCCCCTTTGCGTTCTGGTTTTGGGGTTGGCTCCCAAAGGGTATCTACCCCTTCAGGCAGTGGGGTATCTTCCCACCCACACTGCTCTAACTGGTTGCGGTATTTGGGGAGTAGTTTCTGTAATACCGCAAATTGCTTTTGGGTCATCTTTTTACCGGTTAGCAGTTGTTGGGCTATACTGCTACCAAACGCTGCATCGACGGCATTAAAGCCAACTTCGTTTTGATAAACGGTACTGAAGGCTTGTTGCTCATCTATGGTTTGGTGTCGGTAAAGGGTTACGACTGCCTTTGCGGCGTGCTCCGGTTTCTTGAAATCAATTTTGCTTGCCATTTTGCACCTCCATTTTGGATAGGGTTAACACACAGCGTGTTAACTGGTAAACACTATTATAGCCTATGGGCTACCCGTTTCGCTTCCTATTGTGGGTGGGTTACCAAGCAGAAAATGCACCAAACTTTACTCTTCTCCAGCAACGGGAAGAATACATTCTAACACGTTGTTTCCAGATTCGGTAAACTTAACCTCTACCCTATAGGAAGTATTGGCAGTCAGCAATTTTAGAGGAGGTAAGGTTATAACATTTCCGACAGCCGATGGGGTACCACTAGGCATAACAATGCTGGTAACATTGGTCCCTGTATCGTCCCACACCACAACGGTTATATTAGGGGAAGCATGCAAGTTTCCCCAGTTAGAAACATCTATGGTGTATGCGATTATCTCGTCTACACCTTGACCGACGGTACCCTCTGCAACTTCTCTAGATGCCACGGATTACCCCTTGTTAGGCTATCTGGAACAACCCATTGGTAGCATCAAAATCTATGTTTAGCTGTTCTCCATCGTTTAAGGTTAGGGCACTGCCATAATCGTAAACACAAATCAACGGATTGGTCAGAACAGCGGTACCGCTGTTGTAGATGTAAACCCATTGGAAAGGTCCAACAGCCCCACCACTAGCAGTAAGGGTAAGGTCTGTCAGCACCAATTTGTAAGTACCACCAGTTTGTGAACTACTGGTAAGGGTAATGTCTCTGCTGGAGCAGTAGGTGTAGGAAATTTGGGTAACATTGGCCAATAATCCGTTCCCATCAGATTTCGGGTTACTACCTTCCCCAGTAGGGTTGGTATTGCTTAGAGCTACCGTTAATTGGTGGGTATCTAGATCGTGTGCCCCTTCCGCAAGGTGTTCGACAAAGTCGTTTATCTTTTCAAAGGTTGCCATTTTTTACTCCTGCGATTCTCGTTTAGCTAACTCCTGTAAAATGAAATCAAATACCCTTGGTTCTAAGGTTAGGTCTACATCTCGTTCCTCCAATGTAAAGCCAACCCTTCTATTCTTAAGGGTTAAGGCAATTATAGCGGTAACCAAACCCACCAAGGTCAGGTCTGCATCCTGACCAGTTAGGGTAAAGGTACCGTATTCCGATAGAAGGTTGTGCACAGCTAGGAGCCCAGAATTTTGCCCCACTAGGCTAAAGGTACCTTGGTTGGCCAATAGCTGCCGTAGTAACTGAAAATCGATCACTTCTCCAGCCAAGGAGAAGGTGCCTTCGCTAGCCACTAACTCAGCTATATGTAGGAGATCGGTAGTTTGTCCGGTTAGGGTAAAGGTACCTTGCTCTGCTGTTAGTTTGGCACCGGATTTGGTTAGGGTTACTGCTTGTCCGGTTAGGGTAAAGGTACCTTGGCTTGCGGTTAATGTTACTGCTTTGAAGAATCCTGTAGGTTGTCCGGTTAGGGTAAAGGTACCATGATTGGCTGCCATCGTTACAATACGAAGCAAATCGATGGGCTGGCCAGATAAGGTAAACACCCCATTGGCTGCAGCCATTATCAGATATCTGATAAAATTGGTATCTTGACCAGTTAGGGTAAAGGTACCGAAATTCGCTGCCAAGGTGCTAGCACGGAAGAAATTGGCATCCTGGCCAGTTAGAGTAAAGGTACCTTGAGAAGCAGTTAGCAGCAATTGAGCCAATAGCCCAGTCGATTGGCCAGTTAGAGTAAAGGTACCCTGCCCAGCAGCCATTATCAAATTCCGCAGAAAGTCAGATATCTGACCGGTAAGGGAGAAGGTACCGTAATCAGCTGTTATGGTCTTTACCCTAAAGAAACCGGTGTCCTGGCCAGTTAGGGTAAAGGTACCTTGGCTGGCTACCATTGTCAGGTATCTGAGAAAGTCGGTAGCTTGTCCGGACAAGGTAAAGGTACCTTGGTCAGCAGCCATTATTAGGTTTCGCAGAAAGTCAGATACCTGACCAGCAAGGGAGAAAGTACCATAATCAGCAGCCATGGTCTTTACCCTAAAGAAACCGGTATCTTGACCAGTTAGGGTAAGGCTACCTTGCGCTGCTGTTAATTTGGCCAATTGTAGCAAATCGGTAGTTTGTCCGGTAAGAGCGAAGGTACCGTATTCTGCTACCAAATCGTCATAGCCACCAAGGCTCAAGGAGTCGTAGTAAACAGTGCCACTAGCCTCAAATATGTAGCTAATCTCCCCAGACTGGTTCTCGTTGTTGTAAACCCACTCAACGATGACTGCATTATAGGTACCTGTTTGAAGATCTCCACCATCAGTCCAACCAGAGCCGGTGTTATAGATATAATGGACATCAGACCCAGAATCGATGTAGAGGATATAGCGGTCTGTACCGTCAAGAGCTATCCCTGCTTTGAATACGGTAAGATTAAGAGGAGCATATCCGGTGCTGACGTTGCTTTCTTCGAGATTCCCACCAGAAACCCCATGCAATCGGTATACTGTTCCTCCTGTAGTAGCAGCTACACCAAACACCCTAGCTGAAGATTCGGAATAGACAGATTCGCTGCTCCAAGTACCGGTATATGTTTTGTAGGCTGGGTCTCCATCCGTAATGAAGTAATAGAATGCTTCGATGTTATCGCTGTTTCTTAAAGTTATAAATGGTTGGATATAAACATCTGTTTTGGTTGCCCTAGTCCCTATTTGAGTTGGGGTAGCCCAAGAAGCTCCGGTCTTTTCGGTATAGTAAACATTATCTTGGACGCTGCCGGTCATTTTAACCCTATCAACAAATAGGATATGGGGTTTGTCGTTAGAATCCAAAGATATGACTACCGCAGGGTTGTTAGGAGCTCCTTCAGTATAATCTGCAAACGCTGCCTCCCAACTACCAAAGGTCCAGGAACCACCAGAATAGGTAGCTATACAATAAGCAATATCCCTTACTCCACCATTACCAACAGCTGCAGATACCAGGTGGATGTTGTCGTTGGAATCTATGGCTGCGTCTATATAGGCAGGGTTGGTATTGTTGTGGATTACGGTACCCGTTTGTGCTGTATCTTCTAGAGATGGGGTACCGTCTATCCCAGAATACATGTAAAGGGGTGTACTGGCTGAATTCAGGATTACAGCTAACTTGGTACCATCGCTTGCGGTTAGGCAAGCACCTCCCTTTTCTATATCAGCATCAGTCGTTCTAATGGTAACAGCCATTAAGGTATTTCCACCCAGGTATAGCTACATAGTGGATGGTCTTCCATCCATTGGTCCAGAGATCCTTGGTCTGGCATTATTAATGGTCCTTCGGGATAGCAAACAAAGGTATTCCGCAAAGATTCTAATGGGGTACCTACGAACGCACACGGTCTGCTACCATCGCCGGGATCGTCTGCGAGAAATGGGCATTCTAGGCTATAGTTGCTAGCATTTCCATATGGGGGTGAATCCTTGCACAACCCTACACCAGTAACCCACACAGAACGATAAGTTTTGTTGCCTAGACGAACCGCATACCCAATCGGATCTCCATCTAAGGGATTTCCGACAGCCTGAATAATTGTGGGTTTGGTTTCCCAAGCTTGTACTGCTTGGGGCCAATTCTTAGGCCAAGGGTTAGCCTGGTTTGGGCTGCCATCCGCACCACAGCATTGACCGCACCTATTGCAACTACCTTGTCTCTGAAAAGCCACTTTATCCTCTTGCTTTCCTGCCCACATTTATCTTGTGGACAGTTTGGGTAGCTAACCAAGCCAGAGCTACATAGTAAACCGGTGTAAAGTAGGGATCCACAGCCTCTATGGCCTCCGGGTAGTTGCTAAGCACTGCAGCGAGTACCGCTACGATTGCGGCTACCCCTAGAATAATGAGGGATTTTACCTTGCTGTGCAGTGCTTGCCATTGGGGAAATTCTTCTAAACCCCAGCTGACAGCCCACATAACCAAAAGCAAGGCTCCTCCATCTGTACTGGTCAACCAGTTAAGGGTATCTTGAAACATCTTAACCTCCTATGGGGTATTTCCCACAACTAGATAAATCACCACGAAAATCGTAGGCATGACTGAAAATAGGAAGAAGGTTATGGCCGCAACGATAATTGGTACAGTAAACTTCTCCCGCAGAAACTGCCAGGTTATGAACCGGTCTCCATTTTGCTGTGTATCGATAAGGGTATCCACCTTTTCTTCAACCCTATCTATTTTTCGGCACACAACGGATACCTTCTCGTCTATGTTATCCAAACGCTGGTCCACGGTTCCTCGCCAATAGGCTACTGTATCTTTCGGACTTGGTGACATTATTGTACCTATTTATACCTGCGATAGCCTCCACATTTCCCGTGGAGTTAGCTCGTGGTCCCAAATTGCAACATGGGCAATCCATCCTAACATTTCGTTCAGGGTACTTGATTGAGCCCCAATCCAGCAAAGTGTAGAATCTAAGGGATTGATCCAAGCGGTCACGGTTCCGAATGTCGAACCGGCGACTCCGTTCCAATATGTCCTAATTCTAGAATTTGCAATAGACCACGAATAGCCTATTATTTGCCAACTGGTCAATTCGGGGGAATCCCAATTGATCGCCCCATTCGGTTGTCGAACCCATGACAACCTGGGTTGAGTATACCCCTTTTGTAACCATATCCGCTCAACTGGACTTGTTGCGGTCGACGATATGTTGAGAAAGAAACGATAAGTTGAAGCTAACCAAAATCCCGAATCTGGTTTGAACCAAAGTACCGCTGAACCCTCGTCCGGATCGAATCCCGATGCATTCATTACAGAGTAGATATTGATATTGTGGTTAGAAGGTGCAGCAAAGTACACAGAGGTAAGCCCATCACCTATTCCTGGTTGATTACCGGTAACACCAGTGCCTATGGATACCCCTCCAGAAACCTGGTCTACGAAATTGGTATTCGAATCGTCGTCCAATTTCCAATAAGCGATCAAACTCATATGCCTAGTACCTTAGAAGTATAATCTTTTTGGGTCTGTAACAGTCCTCTGGTATCCCTATACAGCGCAGAAATTATTTCGTCCGATACATAGCCAGCACATACGAATGAATGGCAAACAAACCCATCGCAATAAATATTCGTTGGGCCGGAATCTACATACATCCCAATGCGGAAAGGTATGGTTCCGGAATGGAGCGAAGATTGGGGAGAGGTCGTATTTTTGTACCAAACCCCATTGTGGAATATATCAGTAGAAACCCCAGGATCAAACCTACCAACGATCAATGACCAATTCTGTAAGGTTACCACTTCTGTTGAAGCCATCGAATGGGCTATTGCTCCATCTTCAGAGCAGGTAAACATAGGGTATCCCGAACTGTTAACTTCTAGGACAAATGGGCCGTCTTCGGAATCGTAATCCCATTTTGAAAGCAGGGCAGAAATTCCTACAGAATCTTTGGGCTGAAACCAGCACCCTACGGTTAAACCGTTGTAAATCGAATGGATATTGGTTTCATAACCGGTTATATCAAAATGGGGATCGTCAGCATAGTAGTGGTAGTTCGCTGCCACAGATCGATACCATGTAGCAGGAACTAAATCGTTTACGAGTGTCATTAGTGGATAAGTAGGTGTACCAGATTGGGTTAGGTTAAATCCCGATGCTAGATCTACCAACAGCGGAGAAGCTGCACCGATATTAACGGTTCCTGGCCAATATGAACGGAGGAATGGCAAATGTAGGTAGGACGAGACCATTCTGGCCCAAGCGGATTGTTTACCAACCCCACTCTCTAAGGTGGATAACCTACGCACCTCAGCTTCTAATGCTGAAACACGTTTGGCTAAAGTTAATTCAATCGGGATACGATTAGGCATCTACAGTTACTACCTTAATCTCGGTAATCTCGTCTATGTGGGTTGCCACCGCAACCTCTTCTATCTTCTTCGTTACACCAGTTCCTGTAAATGGGGATTCTACTTCTACCAAGTCCCCCAGGAAATAGTGTTTGCCATAATAACAAGAAGGAGTCTGGAGGACATCAAAAGAAAAGTCTGCCTCCAACTGTTTTTCGGCTAGTACCTTGTCGCCTCTCGCACTCAATCCTAGGGTATCCCCCTCTTTAACATTCCTAGCATCTACGAAATCTTCTATGTTGTTCGTGGATACATTGTAATTGGTACCGGTACGAGTAACCGTTTCTCTAAACTCCTCCTCACCCTTGCCAGCCACCAGAGCTACCGTCTTTTCAGACTGATAGTTAGAAATATAAATAGGGTTTGCCATATTGGCTCTTTCTATGCTGAATGTTACAGTACCCGTTCTATCGGTACCTAATTGCCCAGCATACCACCGAAATTGCCATGCATTACCACCTGTCTTTACCAAGTCGAAATCTCCCCCTGCTACTTCTGCTACTGTCTGTAAACTTTCTAACAGCCCATCCCAAGCGCAGTAGTGGGAAATATAATTCCCCCCACCCCCATCGCTCTCCACAGAAATAACCGATAGATTCCCTGCTCTTAACCTACCATTGGCTGTACTAGCACTGCTGGTAGCATTATAGGTTACCAAGGTCTTGAGGATGGTTTCGGCTCTTTTGTTGATGAACTCCGATCGATTGGTGGTACCTGCGTACCAAAGGATATGTCGCCAAGATAACATATGTAAGGGACCAGGTATAGCTATCTCTACCACCCCTGGGTCTATCCCTATTTTCCGTATCCCCCTCACTATGCCTTCGAATTCTCTGTACCAGTTTACCCCTTGCTCAAGGTTGCGACGCCATATTTCAACCAACCATTTGTCGGCTATAGTGTCTACCAAAGAATGGGTACCTACGATAGCGACCTTGGCTACACCAGGATAGTTTACTTTCTTCTGGTAAGCTATCGATAACCAATCTATGGTCTCCGCTTGAAGTACCCCACCGGTATTGAACCAACGAATCTTGAATTCATCCAAGGCTATTGTCCTATGGCTAACCAATTAATGGTCTGTTGGGTTTGGTTACTCGCAGACCACCATTCCAATCTAAAGAAACTATTCGAGGTAAGGATAACTCTAACATCCTTTCCTACATTTCCTGATAGGTTTCCAGCTCCAAGGGTAAGCAAAACGATGGGAGCATAAGTAAATGCCGTTGGGAAGGTTACATCTACGGTAGCTGTAGGAGCAGCAGTTCCGGTCCAATTAATACAACCAGCCTGAACTTTCACTTCAGTAGGGGTATAATTGGTGGTTCCAAAAGAAGAACCTCCCCAGTTGGTGGAGCTACCTCCCTGCCTCTTTATAATCTGGGCAATCCTATCGCCAGCTTTGCTATCGTCTATCCCGTCGTCCTTTACCCGCAATTCTCCTGTCGGAGCTATTTCGACAGTATCGTCGTCTACCTCTATGGTAGCCCAAACTCGTTCATCTACCTCTGTGGTAACTGTACCACTGCTGTTTACCCGTACCTGGTACAGCATGATGTCATAAGTAGTTTGGCTGGTCTGGGTAATGGCAGGAGGAGTAGGGGAAGCGGATTCAGTACCGGCTATCCGTGTTACCCTAACTGTTTGTGCTGACCAATCCGCACGCAATACAATACGATCTATCCGCTCTAATGACGCTGTGGAAGGGATAGTCACCCCTACAGTGGCGTCGTTTCGGTAAGGTTTGCCATCAACAATGGCTCCTCCAGTTCCAATATTATACAGATTGGTACCTCCAACGCTGCCCACCATTTCATTTTCGTAAGCAGCTACCACTCCTTCAAAACCAGAACTGGCTCCCAATACTGCAGCAACGTGAAGTAGATCTACCCGTGTATAGGTAGTAGCACCATCTCCAGCACCACCAGTCGTCCACCAATAACTTTTCTCGGTCATATTCCCAAATACCTCTCATAGTACCATAATTCTACCTTGGTAGCTGTCGATATTGCAGAGCCTTCTACCTTTATGCTATTGTTCCCTCCTGGTACCTCGGAGGAATCCATCCTAATGTGGAAGGTTGCTAAATCGCTATCTTCGGTAAGGTCTGCTATCTTGTTAACACTTGCATCGTCCACCACCGTCTTGTAACCGTACCTGGTATCTATTTCATACCAATCTCCCGCTGAGATAGTAGTTCCGGTAAAATCTAATACATCTCCTGTAGAAACATTTGTAATCTTGGGATCGGTGATTGGACCAGTTATCCTAATTACAGGATAATCTAACCAAGATCCATCGTACTCAATCCCTACAGTTTCGTCCAAAGTAGAAGCACCTACTGCGTGGGGTACCGGCATAGGAACCGTGAAAGCACCCCCACCTCCACCCAATCCAAAAGAAACCAAATGTCTAGTAGGGGTATAGAACGTTGGGTCTGGTGCACGCAAGGTTACAGCTACGGTTTGGAAGAATCCTTCTCGCTCTGAGCTGGGCATAGTTAGATTACCTACGAAGTAAACATCTATCTGTCTATCTAGATCATCCCACCTTAGAATCAAAGAATCATCCGGTCCGAACAAGGCTATAATGTCGTTCCTTTTGGCATACAGATTGGATAAAGAAGTACCAGAAACTCCCAAAATAAGATTAGCAACCCTTGGCTGTAGTCTATACCCGTGGTCTGTTTCACCGTGCTGTTGTGGTCCTCTCTCCGTTATCCTACTGACTTGAGCAGCTCCCCAACCATCATCCCCTAACTTGTAGCATAGGGTACCGTCGTCCAGAGAATATTCAATTCCGTTCTTGATTAAGGTAAGCATTATCCCGCCATCTGTCCTAGCAATCTAACATCAGCAATTAAATCCTCTCGTTCTACATTTTTGTAGTTAGCGGTAAGGTAGAAATTTTGGTTTGTAGTACCCCTATTCCTAAAATCTCCCGAGATTACCAACCCAGTGCTGGCTCTTCCAAAATCTGCCATACTACGGTTTACTTCGGTCAAAGCAGCATTGATACCCCACAAACCTTCTTCGAATGGGGTAGGACTACCTGGAGTCAACCAGTCAGGCAACTGGATATTCCTGATGGTATCTGCCAAGTCGGTTAGCCAACCGATTACACCTTCCACTACACCCGAAATACCTCCTACAGCATCGGATACTTCTCCGAATCTATCTCTAATCCACTCAATCACCGGTCCTAGGGTATCTTGTATAAATGCCCACAAATCCTTCAAAATAGGGATAACGCTATCCTGTAGGAATTCCCAAACAGCCTCCAGAGCCGGTAGCAGAACATTCTCCCACAAGCCAGCCAGTGCTTCCAGCACCTTGTTCAAATATGCGTCTATTACATCCCACACAGCCTCCAAAATAGGTATTACACTATCTCGGATGAATTCCCACACAGCAGTTAAGGCTGGCTGTAAGACATCGCTCCAAAAATCCGATAGGGTTTGTAGTGCTTCTGGTATCTTTTCCTGGAGCCATGGGTACACGGTATCTGCTAGGAACGGGATAAGGGTACCCGATATCCAGCCCCAAACTGCTTCTATGGCTGGCTTTAGAATTCCAGTCCAGAAATCCGATAATAGCTGCAAAGCTTGAGGTATTTTTTCAGCCAACCAAGGAAATACCGTATTCGCAAAGAATGGGATAAGGGTACCGGATATCCACCCCCAAACTGCTTGTATAGCCGGTAACAAGGTGTTCTCCCAGAAACCCTTTAGAATTTCAATGGCTATGGGTATGTTGATTTCCAACCATTCCTTTACGGTATTGAAAATGGGCTCTCCGGTGTTATACCAGAAATTCTCCAAAGCAGTCCGAATACCCAGGAAATCATTCTCCCATACATTTCTAACGAAGGCTACTGCTAACACCACTGCTCCCAAGGTAGCTATAACCGGCAATAGGGTAGTAACAATGGAAACGATAACCGGTAGTAATGCAACCCCAATGGCTATGGCTACAGCTATCACAACGTCCTTCAGGGTTACAAAATTGGTAATCCACTCAACGATTGGAGCCAAGAACTCCTGTACCCTTTCCTTCAAATCGATTACAGCCAAGGCTATACTTCTGGCTGCGTCTTCACCCAATCCTAATTTTTGGAGGAAGGCATCCAATCTGGTACTGCCGTCTTCGAATACTGTAAACAATCCCTCAATACCAGATTCCTGGATTACCGTAAACAGAAATTGAAATGCCTCTGAAACCCTACCAGCTACCTCTTCAATTATCTCCAACACAGGAGTTAGGTTGCTACCGAATTCCCTAGCTATAGGAACCACATAGTCTAGTAAACTAATCAACGCTGGCAGCAGAGCAGTACCTACTTTAATGGCTATGGCTTCGAATGCGCTCTTCAGCTTGGCTAGGTTAGCACTAAAGGACATGTATTGCTGTTCTCGTGCTCGTTCTACCGCACCAGCTGCCGCATCCCCAAATTGGGCTATCCCATCCGCTGCCATCAAAGATTCGCTATTGGTTATAGATAATACACCACCCAACGCACGGACATTGCTAAATAGGTTAGCAGCCTCTTCCGTATTATCGATAAACCCTTCGTCTTTCAATAACCGTAATGCCCCAAGAGCTCCCCCACTTTGCTGAACCAGGTCATAGCCACTGGTGTAACCTAGCTCCTCAATTGCATCCTGCAATTCAGCAGTAGGATTCAGCAGCTGTGTAAAGGTAGCCATTAATCTAGTAACTGCTTCGTCTGTGCTAAGACCAGATTGGGTCATACCTCCAATGGTGAATCCCAATTCATCTAGACCTACTCCAAGGTTGCTAGCTATGGGCATAATTCTACCCAATGCACTCGCCAGCTCTGGTAAGGTTGTAATACCACTATTGACCGTTTGTAGGAATATATCGGTTACATTTTCAGCGTCTTCTACCGGAAGTTTGTATGCTCTTAAAGCTGAAATCAATAACCGGCTAGTGGTTTCGGTATCGGCTAGACCAGCACCTGCTGCACGACTAGACGCAGTCATAACCGCAAAAGCTTCGTCTGCCTGAAACCCAGCACTCACCACATTGTACAAAGCATTGGCTACATCAGTAGAACTGGCTCGTGTGGTTAGACTGAAATCTAGTACCTGGTCTCGTAGGTTTGCAAATTCCTGCTCCGGTAGCTGTATGATAGCATTGACATTCCGCATGGCCGCATCAAAATCCGCTGCCATGCTGACAGAGGCTACCCCTAATCCCGCAGCACCCGCCACCAGACCAGCTACCCCTAGTGCTGCATTTTGGAGATTGTTTTGGATGTTACCAGATATATCGGATACTACACCAGATACCTGGTCCTTACCGATAAACAGTACCTCAAGGGTTTCGTCTGCCATTAGTACCCTTTACTCCTGAGTTCCTCCATTTCCAATGCGTGCTTATCCATCAAGTACCCACGGTAAACTCTGTATCTAAGATACCACAATAACTTAGACCCACCTCCTATTTCCCATGGAGGAGTACCCCATTCACCGGCTGCTTCCAATAATACAATCCATGGAGGAGCCGTTCTGGTACCGGCTATTATAGCATTCCTGAGTCCTCGTCGCTCGGTAAAGGGGCAGCACTCTCCTTGGCTGCTCCTACCAACATCTCATTCAAGCGGAGCAATTCCCTTAAAGGTTGGCGACCCAATCGGTCCATACCCTCCTCTGGAGGTAAGTAATCTCCGTTGGCACCTAGAACAAATTTCCCTAGTACCCGTTTGATGGCTTCGACCTTACCCTGTTCCAACAGGATATATTCATCTACAGATATTAGGTCTAATACCCTTTCGGCGTCAAATTTGATTCGCAATTTCTCAGCCATTTGGCCTCCTATTTTTGTTATGGTAGGGCAGACAATTCATTCACAACGATAATCTGCGCAGCCTGAGCAGCAGTAGCATTGTACTTGCTGATAAAGGTACCTTTAACGATGTTGTTGCCGTCTTGGTCCGAAATTTCGGAGAAGGTTTCCCAATAACCAGGTAGATTGATTATCAGGGTAAGGTAAGTATATGCGGTACCCGGAGTGGCTGCCTCTGGTCCTTCTATTAGGATCTGGAGCAGTCTCTTCGTACCGGCTCTCCAATTAACCTTCTCGGCTGCTGCGCTGGTTTCGTGTTCGAAGGTTACTTCCAACTTAACCTCCGACTCAATCATCTTGTGGGTTTCGAAGTACAGTTCTCCGTTATCGGCTACGAATACCGGTACAACCCCAGTCTTCCAATCCAGTTTCCAATCCAGTAAGGTACCGGAAACGGGAGTGTCTCCGAAACTAGCATCGTCGTCGTCTATAGCCAGAATACCTTTCGCAGCGATAATCGGATTAACTGCGGGGACCGATAGGGAAGTAAACCCAGCACCGTGTACAGCCACTTGTCGGCCAAACCATTTCGCAGACATCATTACTGCTGAATCCATTTTACCATCTAGGGTAAACGATTCAACCAGGCAATACTCCATTATTTCTACCTCGTTGTTGTCGCCACCCTTGATGGTGTAGGATTGGACCGCATTCGCAGCAGTAGTACTCAGTGGATAGTCATAGATGTAATCGGTACCGGTACCATCCTGAACTGGGGTAATGGTCTTTACCCCTGCTTCTAGGATGTAGGGTAACTGTTCAAATGTAGCCACGACCGGCTCCATGCTCAAGGTACCGTAAAGTTTGGAAGAAAAGATGTGGTCTACCCCACTCAGATATCCGATGTCTTCATCTACTTGTTCGAATACCCTATCGTCCTTTAGGGTACCCAAGCCACGCCAAAGAGCCGTGGCAGTAGTTACAGCAGTTCCGGGAGTTACTTCCGCAGCCAACTGTAACTGGCGTAATCTCTTGATACCAATTGCCATTACTTACCTCCAGATTTATTCTCGGAAGGTGGCCCAGCTAACTTCTTTTCACTAGCCTTCTCCTTCTCATACAGCCCAGTAGCCAATATGGCTTTTTCACCACCTAGCCTCTTCACCTCTTCCTCAGATAGGTCTCGTGCGGGAATACCCGGAAACCAACTACCTTTACCAATGTATTTTAGCATTCTAACTCCTCAATTGTTTCAGCCTTAAGGTATACAGCCAACCGATGGTTTGAACGGAAGCATACTCTAATTGCCCGAATTCATAATCCACTTGGTTAACTGTAGTGACGGTACCCGACAGGGTGGGGTCTGCTATTAGCAAATCCAAAAATTGTTCATGGAAAGGTATGGCCTGTCTAATCGCCTTGGGTAGATTGGTTCTAGCGAAGTGTACCTCTAGAACTATCTCATTCAAACCGGTACCCCATCCATAGGTTTCAAACTGGAATGTCCCACGTCCTGGGTAAGCTATCGTAAATGGAAATTGGTTGGCAGATTCTGGTGGTTCGCTTGGTGCTTCTTTGATTAGTGCCAAACTTTTCACCATGCTTTGGATTTGGGCTATAGCATCAGCAAAGACAACAGCCATTATATCGCTATCCTTCCAGGAGTTACATCCAAGAAATTCTGCAGGTCTGGGTCTATACCTTTAACATACTGTAGCTGCCCCAATTCCCGGATAGCACCTACATCTTGAAACCCTTGCTGAGCTCTCTTAAACCAACGAATCGCTTGCATGGTGGCTACCTGTTTGACATACCCTGGGACTTCTGTATAGAAACCAAACTTCCCTGTTACTTTGATAGAGTTAGGATAGCTATACCAAAGGTAGTAGGTAGGATTGGCCAACAACTTCATATCCATCCGGTAGAAAGGTTCCCCTAGCTGTAAAGCATTTTTGGGCCACATTTCGTAATCCGAAGAAGATATAACCGTATATGTAACTTGGTCTCCGGTAAGGTCCATAGATACGGTAGTAGGAACAGCAGCGATTGGGTCAATCCATTGTCTAGAAGTACCAGTCCCATCGTAGTACCTAGTCTCATCTGTATCTACCAATAGGGATCCCGGATCTAGTCCAAGGTGGCGATCCAGTAATCTACTAACACCAGTCGCTAGTATCTTAAGGAAAGCATCGTAGGAATTGCCCCAATCGGTATCCGGCATGCCTGCCTTGATTTCGGCTACAGTTACATAATCGTTTGGACTTGCTGCCACTTAGACCTCCCGGGGAGTAGGGTATCTGTAGGGAAATACCCTACTCCCACACACCAGATAGGGACGGAGGACTAAACAGAAACTACAGTCAGTTCCTGAGTGGGTGCCTTTCTCCGACCTCGCATCAAAATGATAATACCGGCTACTGGACCATTGGCCGCAACAGCACCGGTATGTACCAATCGGATATATCGCTCGATACCGGAATTCTCCAGATCGATGTCCATGACCTGCAGTCCTGGAGCATCTACCCCTTCAGTAATGGTGGCGAAAGCACCTCCAGTTACATCGGTGGGGCTGCCCATACCACTATCGCTATCCATCTGCAATTTGCAATCGCTGGTACCGTTGGTGCCAGTAGGATTGGTGTAGAAGATAGCCATAGCACGGGTATACCCCTTGGTGTCAACAGTCGCACCATTATTGCTAGCAACGGTTAGATCTACCAGGATGTTGGACTTAACCAACATGTGTTCGCTTGGCGAATGAATTTGCATTAGTATCTCTCCTTGCTACCTTTAGGCCTCGCACTTATGGGTACGAAGGCGATAGCTCTCGATAAGCTGACCACCAACCCGACGTCGAGCCAAAAGTACAACCACGTTGGTTTCGGCATACAGCTCTCGGAGAACCTGCATGGAGAAACCTACTCGATCAACGATTAGGTAAGCAGCCAAATCTCCGAGGATAATCGGGAACGTATTCGCTCCCAGTGCCGGCATGAACTCATCCTTTACAATTGGGTACCCCAGCAAACTTTCGGGGACAGGACCGAATTGTCCTATGTTGGTCCCATAAGGATACAGATACAATTCCTCAGTAGCTGATTTCAGCTGCCGAATAGCTGCCTTTGTAGCCTTACTCATTAGGAATACCGCATTGCGCTCATATTGAGCTGGCAGGGAAGTTTCCAGATTGATCAAACCATCCGCTGTAACCGTAGCAGCCGAACCGGTCTTAACATAGATTCCCGGTGGAGAAGAAGCAGCTACGATAGCATCTGGGTGGCTTAGAATACCCTCTGGCTGGTTGAGACCGGATCCGTTGATGAACACATCGTTCTCTCCCAGCGCAAAACCTTCTCCCATCAGCTCAGTCGAAACGCCCATGATATCGAATGCCGAATCCTCGATTACGTTGTTGGTCAAGGGTAAACTGGCCATGGCCGTATGGACCGGGATCTGCTCCACATCGAATACTGGTTCTGTAACCCTATGTACTGTGGACGAAGCAGGTTGCTCTCCAGTCCAAGTCAGTCGGACACCACTGGTATATTTGTCGTCGGTTTGCCACTTCAGCTTCGGCCAGGTAACCAAGTCTCGGCTAGTAGTAATCGTACGAGCACGTGGTCGGATAGAAGCCATCGTGGCCATCTTCCTCAAAAGACTACCTTGGGAATCCGCTGGCACCAAGAACCCACCAGCAGAATCTACTGCTTCCTGCAGCGTCTTTCTGTCCTGTGGTCCTAGGTTGCTGAATCCTTTACGCAGATAGGCCTCATACGCATCGGGGTACCCTTTCTTGTCCACCGCAAGTGGAACGAAGTACCGGATGGTCTTCGTCTCGAAGGGTGTAACCTTTACCTCAATTTCTCGCCAAGATTTCTCGTCTACTGGGTGCACCCCTTCCTGGGGACCAGCATCCCGCCAGCCAAGGTTGGCAGCAACGGTACCGGTACCCTCTTCCATGAAGTCGGTGCCCGCAGCTACCCTACCAAGCAGATCTATCTGGATTTTGATTTCGTCTGCTTTACCTAGCAGCCCATCAATCTTCTCCAGGGTTTCTTTAGGGAGTGGGTCCTCGTTGGAGTGGCCTTCAGACAGAGTCTTGGCTTCTTTAATCAGCTCCGCATACCTAGAGCGAAGCTTTGCTACATCAGCCATCTTTGCCTCCTATACTTAACTAAATTTCCAATGCACGCTCTGCTAGCGAAATGCGTCTAAGTATTGCTTCAGTGACTGAACCATCGTTCGGGTCGGCTGTTAGCAAGGCTATCGCCTCGTCTAGCTTGGATAGAAATCGGTCTGGGTTTGGCAATGCGAATACCTTATCGGCTATCGCTTCCCTCAGCAAGTCTGCGTTGTACAGTAGCTGAGCCACTCGCCAGTCCGGTAGTGGTTTATCTAAGGATTTCGCAGCTATGGTCGCTGGGTTCATACCCCAGTTAACATCGCTGGTATCCCACAAGGCAACCTCCCGCAGAATACGGGTAGGAACCTTGAGTCCATTATCTTGTTCTTCGTCCTTAAACTCGACTTTGATTGGGTCGTAGCCTATAGACATCTCATTGATGGCACCTGCCTTGATTCCAGCCAATACTGTATTGCCCATATCAGTATCCAGGTACCGACGCACAATACGCAAGCCACCAGTCGCCTCCGGAAACTTTCTCGTGATGGCCGTAGGTAGCTGGTCTTCCCCAACCTCTTCCAGCTCTAGAATCTGGGCGATGGGTGGCTGGTCAAAGTCGTGTTGCCATAGGTGTCTAACCTTATCGCTTCGTTCTTTAAGAGTCTTCTTGAATGCACGACTGGCTACCCTATCGTTCCCCAAATCCAAAACACCGGTAATGCTGGCGAAACCCTCCACCGTGCGGTCATCGATAAACTTATGCTCAATGGTTACTGATTTATATTCCATACCATTACCCCTAACTTAACTGTTCCGCTTGACTCTCCGCAGAGCAGCTCTGTATACATTTACTATACTCTTCCGCATCCTCTTTACTTCACTTTGTAGCGTCCACCATCCGTGGCGTTTATGAACAACAGTTTGTGGTCCCCTACCTCCAGCCTTCTTATCGCTAATAACATATGGGGCATAGACAACTCTACTCCCCACAGTACCTACTACCCCACCCCTTCCTCGCTCAGCTTTTCGGGTAAGGCTCTTGCCCAGGGTACCTGTACGTCTGTACCGACTACCCGTTGGTTGGGGAGGATAAGAAGGCAAATTCTGCAGTATAAAATCACCTGCCTCTTCGGTAGCTTTGATTTGTTCCCTTTCCCACTCACTTTTGTACCTTACAAACCTATTGATCAAGTGGTTCAGCCCAATTATCTCTAACTTAAATCCTATCAAACTAGGCAATCTACTCCCTCCTCATTACTACAGGAGATAAATAACAACGACACCCTGGGTGTGCTGGAGGTAAGGTATCTCCACTAGGGTATGGGTGGTCCATAGCGACTACTCCGGCATCGCTATTCATTTGGCAAAGCTCACAAACGGGACCACCAACTATCCGCCATTCAGTACCCTCTACATAACCAGCATTTCGCCATAACATCATATTGGCTTCCGCAAAAGCACGGGTAGATTCGGTAATGGCAACCAACCTAGCTCTTTGGGCTCCAAACATTCCTTCAAATACGGGTGCCTCCTGCAAAGCAGTATACAAATCCGATAACGGATTGCCACTTCGTATCCAATCGGCGATAAAGGTTTCTAATGCAGCAGCTGTAGTTGTAGTAATCTGGCTTACCAAGGCAAACGTATATTGTTCTGCAAAAGCCACTGCTGCGGTATTCAGCAGCTCAAAATCTAACCCTAATTCAGCGGCATATATCGCATCGGCAGCAGTTATTAATCCTGCGTCTACTGCTGCTTGGATTTCTGGATAAAGAATCGTACCTAATAACTCTTGTTCCGATCCCCAGAATGCTGCAGTACCTATTAACGGATCAGGCATATTTCTCCTTAACCTTGTCTAATACCCTCCCCCTCTGCCCCTTTAGAAATTTGGCTAGCTCAGATTCCATCCTGGTTTCTATACCTAATCTGGTTTCATTAAACCCTTGTTGCTTTTCACCATAGCTAGGTTCGTAAGCATCAGCTTCATTAGGCTGTCCAGAGGCTGGATTTTCTGAGTCTACGGATGCCCTAGTTTGTTCGTCGTTCGGCTCAATAGCAGGGTTAGCTTCAGGGGTAGAACCACGCACAGGCACTTCTACATAACTTAACTGCCGCATGAAGACGTCTCCCCAAGGTCCATAATCCGGAAACCCCACTTCTCCAGCAAATTGGTTAAGGGTTATGGCACCTGCTTGGAATGCGCTAATGGCTCGTTCCCAACGAGCACTCCGCTCTTCTTGAAGAGCCGGTACACTGCTGAAATCCCACTGGGTCTTCAAGTCCCCAAAATCCTCCACAAATCCCGATATTAGGGTATCTTCCAGATTCTTGTAAACCGGTAACAAGGAATCCTGCCACCAAGCCAATCTAGCCTCTCTGTAATTGCTAAAGGTACTGCGCAGCAACCCTATGTTAGCCGACACCATTATAGGGGGAACGTCCAGAACCATACAAATTCTGGCCTCATTCCTAGCATCTAGATTCTCAAACCCCATTTCTCGAAAATCTAGCCCAACCTTCTGGTACTCAGCATCGCTGTCTAATACCGCTGGAGCCATCCAGTTCTGGAACCCACCGTATCGTTCCGACCACCGACGTCGCAAATCAGTTACTACTGCATCGTTGATCTTCATCTTCGTCTTTAGAATACCTGGGGGAATGCCTCCTTGATCAAAGAATTTTGCAAGGTAGTCAGTGGTGCTATTGTCTACCGTACCAATCCTAGCAGCTACAGCTACCGGTGGCCAGTGGTGGTATATTCCCAACGGATCGAATAGCCTGAAGGCTAGCACATCCTGTGGAGCCAAGTATGCTGCCTTCACACCAGGTGGTTGATACTTGTATGCCCCAATAACCGTTTGGCTGCTAGGAATCTCGCTGACCCAATCCGGCCGCAATGGCCATAAGGCTACCGGCTGACCACTGGCACTTCGCTCCTTCTCGAATACAGCCCATCCCGCAAGCTTCTGGAAGGCTAGGATACTGTACCAGAAATCAAATTGAGACATGAAAGGGTTAGGCTGGTCTATCAATTTCTTTAAGGGGTGGTCGTCTACCACCACCTTATCCATGGACAGGATCTGTAGGTTTACTTGGCTGGCTGTATTCGCTGTCTTATTGATGCAAGCAAATATCAACTCATTCTTTCGCCACCCTTCTTTAACAATGTCTTCATACTTGGTTTCTGGTTCTACCGGTCGTCCTTCTTCCCAGGTAGGAACTACAGTAGCTACCGATTTGGTACCTGATATTACAAACCTGATTCGTTCAAAGAAGTTCATACGTATATGCCTCCAGTAGGATTAGCACGGTACAAATCAGCATATTCTACCATGTACCTCATACAATCTAATCCATGGTCATCGCTATCGGTAGCTGGTGCCTCTTTGGTTACTTTGTTGCCCCAGATATACCCATCTATCTCTTCTTCAGTACATGTAGGTTTCCGGGTAGCTCTAAGGTTATGGTCTGTTTCCACCAAGCTATCTCGTAACAAAAATATCTGCCTAGCCTTAAGACGATCCTGAACTTTCTGTATACCACTAACTACATGTTTGATGGCCTGCACAGTAGGTATTCCGTTCTCTTCTAAGGTTGCTCTGTCTTCCGCATCCCAATCGCATACCGTGGTTTCTATTATCTCAGCTCTACTCAGCTCGTTAATCAACGCTGCCATCTGGCTAACCGTTCTCTGGGTAACATATAGCTCCCGGTACCGGTAAAGTTTCTCGTCTGGAGATATGGCCCACCACTGGCAAACAAAGGGATCCCGATAGCCAAAATCTACAACCCTTACCCGACGCCAATCTACCGGAATCTGGCGTCGATAGATTAGGTGGATTTCTGGGTTGTATTCCGTGTATATCATACCCTCAGCAGCTGCCCAAATACCCTTTACCAGACGCAAATATCGGACACCAGACAGCTGTTCCAGCCTGGCAAGGTAGTTCTTACCCATCTCGGTCCAATCCTGAATGGCATGGTCAAAATACACTGGGTTGTCTTTGTGTGTCGTGGGGATTAAGTTGAGCTTCCCTCCGTGTTCCCTGCCTTTCACCCAATGGGTTGGTGGCCCAGGGTTGCAGTCCCCAAAGATCTGGTTATAGCCTAGCACCGGATTCCTAGCTCGTGTACTTAAAATTTCCCAATCCTCTTCCGACAGCTCTGTACACTCCGGTACATAGATGATGTCATACTGGGTAGAAAGTATCTTGCTAGGTTTGTCCATCCCTCCCACCACCAATACAGATTCTGTATCCGGAAACCGGTACTCCTGCTCCCCTGTCCGCCAGATTACATTGGCTCCTGGTGGGATAACCTCATTCTCAAAGGTTACCATAGCAGACTGGGTAAGGCTGGCTCTGGTCTTTCTAGCCATTAGTACCCTCAACCTACGATACTTGTGCAGCAAGATGTAAAGCTTCTCAAGGCTGGTACGTGTCTTACCCGTACCTGCAGGACCAGATATAACTACCTCCGGCTCATGGCTGTATAGCAAATCTATGTGCCCTCCATAGGGTTGGAAAGGCATCGTTTCTGGGCCAAACTCTTCGTCCGGTTCAGGCAACGGGTACTTGGCTATCAGCTCTGCTGCACTATACTTGGTCTGGATCAAATCCCGCATACACCTTGAAGATGTTTATACCGGTAAACTGTGCCCCATCCCTAGCAGGACCGTCTAGGTGACTGAACACAAACCTAACTGTTTTGAGCCACTCGTCGTAATCGTTTATCTCGAAGGTACTGCCGTCGCTGAACATAGCCTTACCGTGTACAATCAAATCCCACAGCATGAATGCCGCATATTCGGCATAGGATTGCTTCACCTTCAAACTGGTAATGTACGTCTCTGCCTCCGCTCTGCTGCGGAGAAGTTTAGCAAGCAGACGTTTGACGTCGTTCTCTTCAAGGCGATCTAACCCTAATGTCTGTGGGGTAGGAAGTACCGTCTGTACCGGCTCCACCGTGGTTACAGATTTTCCATTCTTGCTCATTCCAACAGTACCCCTTAAACGCAAAAGAGCCCAAAGGTATCCTGTACCTTTGGGCTCTAGTTTAGCGTGTTGCTACAATATCAAGGTCAGTTTAGTCGATGGTCTTAAGAACCACCAACCCATTGGCATCCTTGTAAGCAGTAGCTCCATCCTTCGTGGTACGGGTAAGCTGGATCGCAATGCCGCTATCAGCCTTAATCTTGGCCTTGAATTCCTTCAGGGTTACCAGATCGGCCACAGCGAAACCGGCATAATCCTCCTGTACCTCGTAAAGCTTCTCCTGCCTGGGCAGTTTACCGGTAGTAATGGGGGCAAACATCTCGGTTAGGATGCTAGGACCAGACTCGAATTTACCAGATTCCGCCTTCAAAGTATGGACCTTGGGTGATTTCTTCTTGGTAGCCTTCTTCTTCCTAGGGGCATCGCTACCCTTGGTCAACAGCTCCGGGATTTCGGCCAATACTCCAGCTGGCAACCAACGGAATCGGCGTTTCCCTACATAAACAGGGATAAAGTTAGGACCCATAGGCTCTTCTACTACCCTATCGCCACCCATAGCCTTAACCAATCGGCCGTGGGGGATTCCCATATCAGAGCATAGCTGCAATGCCGTCTCTAAAGGGATGTAATCCTCCGGTGGGGTATCTACCTGGAGACTCACCAGCCTAGCCTGAATCTCCGCCTCAAATTCGGCGTGCTTCAGGCAGACAGGACCAATACCCCTTTCCACACTGTCTTCGTCACTCAAGGGTTTCCCACAAATGTCGCAGACGTGTTCTACATGTTTTAACTCTTTGTCAGCCATTTTACTTACCTCCCAGGGAAGTTAGGGGAACCAACTCAACATTGGCTCCGAGCGGATCTATTGTGCGCACAAACTGCTGCAAAAATCGGGCATCGCGGGTTCCTACACCGCAATGGCTATACCATTTGCAGCCACCACATACTACTCCACGGGCAATAAAATCGTCGGCGCAGGTCTGCGCCTCTTCCAAGCCAAACCTAACTATAATGCGGGACATTTTAGTTCCTCCATCCATGCCAATCACCGAATGCGGTCGGCTCTGCCGTTGCTTTATGCCCATTGATGCATTGTACCGTTATCGCATCGTTGTATTCGTATTTTTCGACGACCTGCGATAGCGGTAAGTACATCGGTGCTTCGTCGTCTGTGAAGCTGGCTGGGTTATCGACCATCGGATCGTACCTATCTACAATCGTCGTCGGAGCCCATCCGCACGTTGGACAAACACTTTCGTGGACGCAATGGACGATGGTTGGCTCGTCGTCGGTTGGCAAAGGTTCGCCATCCCAATCGATGTAATAGCCATTGTATTTTGTCGACATTTTGTCATCTCCTTCCGGCAATTAACCGGTATTAGGAACAGCACCTTGGCCGTTCTGCCTGGTATTAGGAAAATGCATTTCCACCTCCTCTATGGTCATTCTAATACCAAAATTCTAATGCTGAAACCTTACAATTGCTCCAGAACATCATTTTCGATCACTAGGTTCGTCGCTAATGGAAAAACCACCCAAACCTAGAAACACTCCTACCTCAGGAAAAATGACGATTTCATCATTCCCAATGTATAGTTATATGCTGGAAAAATGATTTTTGACATTTTTTTAAGGTTTCATCGCCAGGCACTAACCTTAAAGAATTGGCTAGTGCCTGGAACATCAAACCTTAAAGAAATCTTGGGGCTGGGAAAGCACCTGCCTGGCACTCCCGTTGAATCTGTTCCATCGCTTCGATTAGGTCGTTCCGCACGCTATCTTCCTTGTCGGAAACCCTAACCTTAGACCCAGACTTTTCCCATTCCATCTTGTCCCGATGGTAGATCGTATCTTGAAGTTTACCACGTGCTTCGTTCTCGTCGAATGCCCACGCTGTTCTATATTCGGAGTGGTCGTTCCAACCACCATATGCGACGAACAGTTTCTTCGCATAGAACCGGTTGACGAGAGCTGCCCATTCGTCGGGAGCTAAAGCATAGTGGACGGCCACACGATCCCAAATTTGGAACAATTCGTGCACCGCATACTGGAAATCCCAACGGAGCCACTGCAACTTCACCGCTGCTTTATCCCGCTCAACTGCGGTCGAATAGACATTCGTACTTTGGTCCGCACCCCGATCGGCCACTCGCATGGCCTCTTCGGTAATCCGATAGTACTGCGCATGGTAAACATATAACAGAGCATGGAACGGAGAGAGGAAATTGCCTCCCTCCAAAGACTCCAACATCCGGGAGAACAGCTCGTAGGTAGTTTGTACTTCAACGATGTACTTACCTCGCTCCACGGTATTGATCGGATCCTTCAAGAAGTCTTCTTTGAGCTTAGCAAGCTTCTCCGCAGCCTTGGACTGACCGCTGGTGAGTCTTTCCTTCAGCAACTCGTATCCCTTGGTGGGCTCCATAGGAGCCGGATACCTATTCTTGCTTTCCTGTACCCAACCACTCAGCTCTGCCTGTAATGGGGTGAGCTGTCGAGTAACCTTGGCCTTGGGTGCTCCTGTAAGACCTTCCCGCTCCTCCTCGAGTCGGGCAATCTGGTCCTTGATTTCGGCAACCCTTGTTCTAATGGCCTCAGCCTCTTGAACTGTTCCTAGATACTGCTTTACGAAAAACATTTCAACCTCCTTGGTTGTAATATGGGGAGCTTTTCGCTCCTGGTTAATAACAAAGAACCAGGCAGATAGCTCCTACTACCTGCCCGGATGCTTTACCATTAACCTACTTTCCCCAAACCCGACGTGCCAGCACCCTTAAATCGTTCATGTTGTTAAACACATTGGCGATAGTGCTCCTGCTTACTCTACCTTCCTCTGAGGCGAAGTCCTCATCGTGGTACCCGTATCGTAGATGGGCCAACTCATGGCAAGCTAGGTGCCACATTGCCATCACAAAAGCACCACTATCTTCCCGGTCAATTAGATCCTGGGTACTGAGAACCCATTTGTAAGGGTTAATTCCGAGTTCGTCCTTACCCTTTAAGAAGGCCATCGTATCCACTTCGTTGGTAACTGCGAATGTCCAAGGTTTGTTAGGAACCATGACCTCAATCAATGCACCCCAAAGCTTCGCAATTCTACGATCAGTTAGATCGGGTCTGTAAATCCTACCATCGTCGGAGTAGCTGACCAAACCGGTATTCGGATTCTCCCACCTCTTGATTTCTCCCCTGCCTTGATTAGCGATGGTTGAGAGAGTATCCTTGGCTAACTCCCGGACAGTCTCGTTGATAACCTTCCTAACATCGTAGGTAGGATTCTCTCGGCTCATGCTAAAGGGGTACCCTTTATCGGTAGGACGATAACCAATCTTGCCGAAATCAACCACAATATTTTTCTGGGCTCTATCAAGATCGTCACCACCGTATTCTATGCACTGAGTTAGACCATTGATCCGATAGATTACATACCCACAAGTATCGTAACCCATTCCCGGTGTACGGAACCCATTAGCGAAGCGAACCGTGAAATCAATACCGTCTTCAGTCGTGTACCGATTTATCCGACCAGTAGGTTTGAAAGGCACAACCTCTTCCCCGTTGTGTACCACATTAGGTATATCGCAGGTATAGAGCATTCGAAGAGCCTTCCTCATGTCCCAGGTAGAACTGCTGTCGAACCGCACCCTGGCCGATACTTTCGTACCAACTCTACGGCTGATTTTGCTTAGTTCCAGATCTTGGTTTACCTTGTGATCTAGGGTAAACACATCCCAGGAATAGGCATTGAACAGAGCCACCTTGGCGATACCGAACCCACCGGTAGAATCCTCATTGTTGGGTTTGTAACTCCCACCAATATTTAGGAACACATTTACCAGGGTATCTTCACTCATCCCGCAACCACGATCTTCTACTATTATCTCAAACTCAGAACCGTGGTAGTTGGTATAAATGTCGATTGGGCTACCCTTCTTACCAGCATCTACAGCATTTTGTAGAAGCTCCCGGACTAGAATTGCGTCTAGCCGGTTATCGTACAATTTCTCTCCCAACAGCCTGATTAACTCTGGGCTGGTGGTTATCGTCAACTTAGACATCGTATCCTCCATTTTGGATTATTGTTTAAGAACACATAACCGGCTAGATAGCTCCTACCATCTAGCCGGATAATGTAGCCTTAACACGGTGGACGATCGCCATACTCCTGCTGAGCCCAATCCCGCCAGTAGTAGATATCCCAGGCGACATTGGCCATTTCTTCGATGGGCTCGGAGCGTTCAATATCTCCTCGCTCAACCATGTTGTTAAACTGGGTAGTCAGCTCTTGGGCATAAACTTCCAATTTATCCAACGGCATTGCCATTACCTTTACTACGAAAGGATGGTCTTTGTACTCTGGATACGGAAACTTAGACATTTTGTCCTCCATTTTGAACAATTATGTAGGTAAGTGGTACCGCTATCGCCTCTCGAGCCCAACCAGGGAGTGGCGGGGAACAATAGCGGTACCACCTACTCACATACTTCTACCCCTAGCCGGAGAGCCGTTTCCGGTAGTAGGGACAAGTCTCGCATACTATTTATCCGGTGGGACAAGTCTCGCTGGCTCCGTGTTATCAGGGGTATTTTCTGTTGTAGGTTATAAAATAACCAAGTATCCACATAAAAAGTAAGCTATTTAACCCTGGTCTCTGGGGTTTCTGGGGTACCCGTATGGTCCTGGGTCGGTGTTTACTAGGCTATTTTCTTGTTAAGTTAGGGGAGGTATTTACTTACTTTGGGGGTATTTTTCTCGTCACCTCAGAGGTGTTCTTCCGACTAGCTGTACTTTGCGATTCTTTCGGAAGGTTTCTCTACCTCGTTGCCTTGGGTACTTTACCCTGCGTTTCTGCTTTCCCTTATTTGGGTCCCGCTATTAACTTGTTAACCAAACTACACCTTGAATGATACTCCCTTCGGGAGTATATGCCTAGCAAAAATTGACGAGTTCATCATAACATTAATAATTCTTTAATCTTCCACTTGAGTACATTAAGAATTGTGTGCCTATTCCCACTGAACGTCATTTTACAGTTCGTCACATCTGGGTAGGATCCTTCAATTTTTCGGGGAAACCATACCGGGAGCCTTCCTTCCTTTGTTAGCGATTTTTTGACCTCCCCCTCATTGCGCACACACGATCGTCCTTTGCTCCACTCCAGGGTGGAGCTGAGGAAAAATAGGCTATGGAGCCCATGACTTTTGTACCTAGCTGCAGAAGAGGCCATTGTTTATACTTTGGCTAATACCTATTAGGCAAACTATACTATGGTAACATTTACACTGGTGCATTGTCTTAAGGTTGGATGTTTTACCGGTGCAATGACCCCAGTACCCCTATATATAGGGGCAGTGCCCCTCAAAAATACCCCTGGTCCTTACCTATTGTGCCTATTATTTAAGTGTTTCTAGGTAAACCTTCCACAAATATATAGATTGTTTTAGGACGAATGATGCACCAGATAAAGTTGATAAGGGTTTATAGGGAAATCACTAAACAATAGGCACAATAGGGTACCCGTCAATTCTTCCTCCTAGGTATATTGAGGTAGGAAGGGGCATTGAATACCCCTCCCCCTTGAAAATGGTATACCTACTCTAATGGTCTACCTCTTTCCTCTAATAGCTTAGCATTTTGCAAACATCGTAACCACCATTCTGGAAAAGCATTTTTTATAGCGGAAATATCGTCAAAGTCGGCCCACTCTAGAGCGGAGCCAATGAG